ACTACTAACTGCGGGTTAAAGCCGTCGCTCTTTTTTGCATTAAACGCTATAGGCTTAATTACTGTGTTATTGTCTGCTATGTAAATGTCGCTGCGCCTTTTCTTTGCCAGTTCTTCTAGTTCTGGCTCTGCTTGTATCATTTTGTAAAAGCCGTCGTATACTAGCGCTGCTTGATCTAGTTTAGGTGCTAGGCAGTATATCTCTTGCCCGTATTCTGGCTCTATGTATGCCTCGTACGCAATAATTGCGCTTGCAAAAAGCGACTTACCATTTTTGCGCCCTATAACTATAAAAACCTCTCTAAAAATTCTTACTTTTTGGTCGTCTACTATTCCAAAAATTGCAGCTACTGCGGCTTTTTGCCATAGCTCTAAGTGTATTAAGTCGTTGCGCCCTTTGCTATGGTGGCAAAAGTTCTCTATAAACTTTATAGCCTTATTTACTTTCTTTGCGTCGTAATGATACTCGCCGCTTTCCAGTCCACTTACCAGTATGTCGTAAATGTCCTTTATCCACTTTCCCGCTATTATTTCGCCGCTTTGTATTTTCTCTCGGTACTCGTAAATATAGTTTTTAACTGCTGCCACTTAGCTTACTCGTCCCTAAGTGCTGCCAGTTTGCTTGCTTTTCGCTTTGGCTCTGGCACTAGGTCTACCAGCTGCTTAATTACTGCGGCGTAGTTCTTGCTAAGCGCTATGTAAGTGTCTGCCTCTGGGCTGCGTTTTGTTCCGTACTGGTTTTCGCCGTTCTTGTACTCGCTTATCCAGCCGTCTTGCTCTATAGTTGCCTGCAGCTCGTCCAGTTCTATGCTCATAAATGCCGCCTTATCTATTAGCGGCGTTACTAGCTTTTTCTTGTTAGCGTCTAAGTCCTTAAAAATACCTCTAAGTCTGCGCTGCTCTTTCTTTATCTGCTCTTGTTTGCTTAATTCTGTCGTATTCGCCATAAGTCTTACCTCTTTTCTGGCTGCCTGCTTCCCTCTGGTACACCCCACACCCTCTACACCACGTATGCGCACGCCCGTAGGGTTTTTTGAGGGTATCCCCCTCGGTAGCCGTCCCCTTTCATCAAAATAATTTTATGGGGGCGTTACCTCGTTTCGTTTTGTGTACCAGTATTTTATTTTTATTTGCAGCCATTGCCCGCGCTCGCTTTCGCTATTACGTTTCCGTCGTCGTCGAAAGCGTAGCGCCGCTTATCCTCTTTGTGGTGTTCCTTGTTATGGCAGTCTTGGCATAACGCCTCTAGGTTATCCCAGTTAAGGCTTATGCTAGCGTCGTTAATATTTTCTGCTGTTAAGTATTGTTTGTGGTGTACTACCTTTGCAATGTCTCCGCAGCGCTCGCATATATTTTGCTGGCTTACTAGGTAAGCTGCCCTGCACTGCTCCCAGCTCTTGCTAAAGTAAAATGCTCTTGCCCACGCTTTCAAGCTCTCGCCTCTCTTTCTGGCTCTGCCTTAACGCGGCAATAGAGTAAGCGCCTTGCCTACTCTCTCACTAATATCATTGTAGCAATGTATCTATATGCAAAAAATATCAAAAATAAATCACGCTTAAGGCTGCCGTTATTTGCTATATTATGCTGTCGTCTATTCCCCATAACATTACGCTTAGCTCTTGTACTACTGCCGTAACCCAGCGCCGCGGCGTAGCGTCTCCTACGTTAAGTGCCTCTGCTATGTGCTGGTATGTCCTGCCCTCGATAAAGTACAGCCTAAATGCCTCGTACTCTAGCTCGCGCCCGTCTTTCTCTTTGTTTGCTTTTATTACCTCTAGCGCCTCGTTAATATGGTCTACTGCTATTTCCGTCTTAAGCCTATTAGCTTTTAGTCTTACGTTCTGCAGTAAGTGCGCGCTCTCGTCCTGCTGCAGCTTTGTGCTAAACAGTGCAGCGCTATAGTTTTTCATAAGCTTAAATGTGTCGTCGTATCTATCCCGCTGCGCTCTGTCTACTTTCTCTTGCCGCTTATATTCTTTAATGCCTGCTGCCACTGCCTGCGCTATTATCTGGTCTAGTTCCTGCTTTGTTAGTTCCATAGGCGCAGTACCTCGCCTAGTTAAATGGCAGCTCGTCGTCTAGTCCGTCTGGTATATTCATAAAGCCGTCGCTGTCTTGCTGTGGCTGTTCTGCTGCATTGCTGCCGCGTCCTGCTGCCTCTGCTTTGCTTTCTCCAAAGTTTAGCTCTTGTGCTAGTACCTCTGTGTAATATACCTTGCTGCCGTCCTTGTCATAGCTGCCCGTTTTAATCTTTCCTACAAGCTCTACCTTTGTGCCCTTGTGTAAGTATTTCTCTACCCACTCTCCTAGCTTGCCTATAGCTTTGCACGCTATAAAGTCTGTCTCTTTTCCTCTGTCGTCTACTGCCAGTGTAAAGCGTGCAATGGCTGTGCTGTTATCCGCTCCGCCGTACCTTACCTCTGGCTCTCTTGTTAAGCGTCCCGTTAATTCTGTCTTATTCATGTTTGCCCCCTTTGCCTGCCTTGTTAATAATGCTAAGCACTATAAGCGTTGCGCATATAATGCTTGTAATAATAATTGCTGTCATTTGTTAGCCCTCGCTTTCTCTTTCGCAGCTGCCCTTATAAACGCAGGTGCTGCAGTCTTTCTTATCGCATTTGTTTTTAGTACTCCAGCCGCATAGCTTAAGTATCCCTATTAGCCCTGCTGCCATAGCAAAGCCTATTAAAATATTTCTTAACACTTTTACCCCTCTATATCTGGCGTAACCATTTCTAAGTATGCTGCCAGTGTCTTTACTGCGTCGTCGTATCCGTAGCAAACTGTTGCAAAATATCCTTGCTGCTGCAGGTCGCCCAGCCACTGCTTTTGTAATGCTGTTGGCTTGTTTGTCTTGTCCTCTTTCTTTAGCTCAATATATAAGCCGTGGTAGCCTGCCCTTGCTACTGGTAGCATTAAGTCTGGTACTCCAGCCTTTACGCCCTGCCTTTTAAGTGCTATAGCTGTTGTCTTGTTTCTCTGCCCGCCGTTTGGTATATGGTGCAGTAGCCTAAGCTCTGGGTACTTATTGCGCTGTATATCGCACCAGCTAAAAATAGCCTCTTGTGCTCCTGCCTCTGTGTCTATTCTGTAATTGCGCATTATAGCTTACCCTCTGCAGCTAAAAGCTCTAGCTCTGTATATGCTTTTCTTTCGTGCTCTGTTAGCTGCTCCCCTCTTTGTATTTTCTCTCTAAGCTCTCCCAGAAACTCCCGCATATCGTCTCTTGCCTCGTTCTCGCTTACCTCATTGCAGCAAGCCTGCGTATATTCGCAGAAAATGCAGCAGCCTTTACATAGCTTGTACTTGCTGCTATGTATCCACCACTTAAAGCGCTCTAGCATTTCCTCTCTAGTGCCTATTATTATTGCCTCTCTGTCGTCCTCGTAAAGTAGCTGCATATACTGGCTAGCCGTGTGCATTGCTTTACCTATAGCGCCTATAAGCGCTAAGGCAAGTATAAGCACTGCTGCCAGCGCAGCTATTATTACTGCCACTTTCATTACCTCGCCTACTTTCCGTGTAACCTCTCTAGCTCTTGCGCGGTTTCTACTACGTCTAGCGCGTACTGGCTTATAGTCCCCTTGCTATAGAGCTTATTTGCTGTGTCTGTCGCCATGTTATACCGCATAAGCACGTAGTAAATGTCTTGCCCGTGCTCTGTGGTGTCTCTCAGTTCTGCTATAAGGTCTGCTGCCAGTAGCACGTTACTATACTCGTCGTATATGTCTGTAACCTCTAGCCGTTCCATGCGCTCTGCCATGTAGGTACTATTAACCTGCATAAGCCCTACGCAAGTGCCATTTTGTGCAGTTATGTAGTAGCTGCTCTCGTGAAAGCATATAGCTTGCAGCAGCTCTGGGCATATATTGTAAAGGTTGCCTACCTCGCTTGTAATTTCCATTATGCGCAGCTCGCTTATATAGCCGTCTGGTGCACTTGTGCTAGGTATATACTCTGGCTCGTATATTTCGTACTCTTTATGCAGGTTTTTTACTATTTCGCTTTCCTCTGCCTCTGTAAGCTTAAGGTCTGCTGCCTCTTTTGTATCCTGCTGCACCTGCTCTATAACTGCTGCCTGCGCTGTATTGTCTATAGTGTCTGTCGCGTCTGGTCTATTTACTCGCAATATAGACAAAAGCAGTACTAGCAGTATGGCTGCTATTATTAGCCTTTTCTTTTCCATGTCTGTTAGTCCTCTCTTGTATTTATTCTAGCTTTACCATTGTGTATCTATACCAGCCGTACCCGTAGTACTCTGGGCTTGTTATGCCCTGCTGCACGCTATCTGGCAGTATGTAATAGCCTTTAGGTGCTTTAGGGTTTTGGCTTACTCTGTAATATGCTCTGCTTGTAACTATTTCGTACTCTGGCTCTGGGCGTACTAGGTTTTTACTACTGTTGTACCTCTTGCCCATAAGTGCGCCCTCGTCCTCTGTTCTGTGCGCGTCTGTGTACTTAAGCAGGTAGTTTGCTAGGTCTGCATAGTTTCCGCTGTCGTCTAGTGGGAATACCTTAACGCGGTTATGTCCCTCGTATGCTTTGTACCATGCCTGCTGCAATAGTTCAGTATCCAGTTTATTTATAACTAAGTGGTGGTGGCGTGCTCCCTTGCTGCCTATTTCCATTACGTGTATATACTTAAGCTCTTTGCCTGCTTTCTTATACAGCTTTCTTAGCTCTCGTAGAAACTTAGCTATATCTTTTTGCATTTCCTCTTTGCTGCGGTCTGGTGTATCTGGCTTTCGTATGTAGTCTAGTACTACGTGGTAGTCTCCGTAGCTAAAGTTAGCATTAAGCAGTAGCCTTAGCTTTCTCTCTGCCTGCCTCTTGTTAACTTTTTTCTGTGCCTCTTTAGTAGGCTTAACTTTATCTGCTCTATTTTGTCCCTTGCGGTTATAGCGGCTAGTGTAGTAGTACTCTACCTCTACTGTTTTACCCGCTGTAGTTGTCCTCTTTACGTATGGCATATCTTATAGCCCCCTCTGTCGGTTAGTTAATACTTTTATCAAGTGTTTTAATAGGGCTTGTAGCCCCTGCATTATATATAAGTAGAAACTCTACTTACTCATAGCAAAAAGCGCCCGCTATTCCTGCTGGCGCTCTGTCACTTTCTGTATATTAAATATACTAACCTCGTAGCTAGTGCGCTCTATGCTTGTTCCGTCCTCTAGGTGCTTTGTAAAGTCTCTGCTCTGCAGTCTGCCGCTTAGCTCTACCTCGTCGCCTACTTGCCAGTCCTTAACCTTGTCTGCTGCAGCTTGCCAGCATATACACGGTATAAAGCACTTTGTATTAGCTCTATATACGCTGTCTGTTTCAAGCATAATAGTTGTAATACGTTTGCCGCTGTTTCGTGTACGGTATGCAATGCCCTTGCCTAGCTTTCCTCTAAGCTTTATGTCGTTTTGCATTTCCCAGCTTTTGCCGCTAACTACGCCTATATAATCTGCCTGCACGAAAGTTAATACGTGCTGCGTCTTAAAGTCTTTGCAGGTCTGCATTTTGCCCATTACCATTACTGGTAAGCCTTTGGTAAAAGGTAAAAGCTCCTGCTTTGTTTTATCTGTTATAAAAACCTCTGCTAAGTCTTTAGCCCCGCTCTTGCGCTCTGTCTCTATAGCAATATGGCTGCACTTAATATTAGTGCCGTTTATGCCGTCTCTTTCCTCTGGCTCTGTTACCGCAATGCCTAAAAGCGCTACTATGTTGCCCTGCTCCATTATTCTTTACCCCTCTAGTTCGTTTATTGCAGCGTCTACCGCTGCGCTGCAGCTTTGCCAGCTGCTATAGTCCTCTTTTACGTACTCTGTACCAATAAGCTTGCCTATTCCTGCTACGTTTTCCGCTCTTTCGTCTGGCGTATCTGCCTTAAGCTCGTTGTATAGCTCGTTAGTTTCTAGCTTATATGTCTTTTGCTCTGTAAATACTGCTGCCATAAGCTCATAGCCTAAAGCGCTGTATTTTCTCTCTATGTCGTTTACTGCTGCTTGTATGTCGTAGTCTTTATTTCCTATTACTACTGCGCGCCCCTGCGCTCTGCTGCCGTCTCGTCTGTCTCTTAGTTCTACGTCAAAGCCCCATAGCAGCACGTTTACTGTTTCCGCCAGTGTTAGTATTATTTCTTTATCCATATACCGCCACGCTTTCTATTATCTTTGCCAGTTCCTCTGGCGTTGTATCCTTAGTAACGCTAATTACTGGCGTGTGTGTTATGTCTGCAAGCTCTAGCTCTGCCTGCATACCCTCGCTTACTCCATATAAATTGCCTATTATTACTACGTCGCACTTTTCTAGCAAAGCTCTGCCTGCTCTTAGCCCGTTTTCTCTCTGCTCTGGTATATTGTCGTCTGTTACCTGCGTTAAATATAAATGCGGCGTAATAGGCGCTATGCCTGCTGCCAGTGCTAAGCTTGTAAGCTGCTGCGCGTAGTCTATATGGTTATCTAGCTGCGCGTCTGTCTTAGCCCTATAAGGGCTGCATATATATGCTGTTACCATTTCTCTTTATGTCCTCTCGTTCTAGTATCTCGCGTAATGCCTAAACTGCTTTTCGCGTGCTCCCCTTTGTGCCTCTACTGCTGCACTGCCTCTAAGGTCTATTTCTTCCTCTTGTATTTTTCTGCGGCAGCGTCCTACTGTTTCTATACTTGGTATATTTTTATCTCTATACAGCTTGTAAAAGTTCAGTACGCTTACTCTGTTAAAGTCTATACTTAAGCGTCTGCCGTAATACTCCAGCACTTTGCAATATAAAAAGCTGTCGCTGTCTCTTGCTGCTGGCTCGTCTATTAAAATGTCTCTTACTAAGTCTGTTGTCTTTCTTAATTCTCCCATTTACACGCCCTCGCTTTCCTAGTCCTCTAGGGCGCTTTTCTTAACCTCTGTGCGCTCTACTTTTATGCTGTTTTCTTTAGCTGTAAGTGTTGCTCTTATCCCCTCGCTAGTAGTTACGCTTAGCTTTTTAATTCTCTGGCAGGCTAGTGGCTGCACTACTTTAAGCAGTGTTTCTACTAATAGCTGCCCGTCGTCTGTAAATAGGCGCTTTATATTAGCCTCTGCGTATGTTTTCTTTTGCTCCATTTTCTGTAGTGCCTGCGCCTCGTCGCAATTACACTGCAAAGTAGCCAGCTTGTTTATTTCGTCCTCTGTCAATTCCTCGCCGCCTACTACTAACTGTGTCTGCCCGCAATAAATGCAAGCCCCCGTAAACTGTGCCATGTTAGTTACCTCTCTTTCGTTAATTGCTTATATTTAGCAGCACGTCGAAAATACTAAGCTGCCTGTATCCGCTTTCTTTTTCTGCTTTTTCTGCGTAATACTCTTTTATCCAGTTATTTCTAGCCGCTAAGTTTTCGCAGCTATAGCCCTGCATTTCTATTAACCCGTATATTTTTTCTATAAGCTCTGGGTGGTTATGCCGCAGTCTCTCTCTCTCTCTCTTTGCAGCGTTTGGGCAAAAGAAACACCCGTCGCGCCCTATTCCTGCATGATATAGCGGGCTTAGTAGTCCTGCTGCCTCGCATATTCTCATTGCGTCCAGCTCTGTTACTCCTAGCACTGCCATTATTGATTGTTTTTTATCCCCTAGCCTGTGTAACCTCTCTGGCTCGTCTGCTGCGTAGCCTATCATTTGGTACTCGTTTTCTATTTTTATCTGGTTTTCTATTGTCTTTTGCTTTATCTGTTGTAGTCTGCATGCTCTGCGGCAAAAAGCAGTCATGCCGTACGGTTTCCCGTTTTTGTATTCATGTTTTGACTTAAAATATATGTCGTTTGCTAAGTCCATGGCGCTGCGTATTGCTCTTACCTCTGTTGTTTTGTATCCCCAGCCCCTAAATGTTTCTGCGGCTCTGTCTACAAAGTCTGTCATTATTGGTAATGTTGCTGCTAGCTCGTCGTCAAACATCATGCGCACGTATATAATTTCTTTAATAGGTACGCCGTGCTCTCTCATTAGTAGTATTGTTGCCGTGCTATCTTTTCCCCCGCTCCACGAAACTACCCAGCTTTTGCTTTTCATTTCTTCAAGCGTCATAGCCTCGTATATTTCGTTGCTTTGTAATTCGTCCACGCTATTGCCTCTCTGTTGTTATTTGTAAAGTGGTTAAGTTAACCAGTAATACGCCGTGCAGTAGTCGAAACTGCGTTACACGCTTATAAGGCGTGCGCACTAACCGTTGTGCTAACGGCGCTTAAGCTTTACCATTTCCCCTGCGCCTTTAACTGCTCTAGCATTTCCGCTAAGCCGTCTGCAGCTTTCTGCCACTCTTTCGCGTCTCTTTCTGCAGCTACTAGCTTTTCTGTTGTGATAGTCAAATTATGCCTAGCGTTTCTAAGCTCACTGCGCAGCAGCTCTATTTCTGCGTCTTTAGCGTTAATTCTTGCTATTGCAGCCTCTTGCGTAAGCTCTGTTTCTTTTACAATTTGCTTGTGCTGCTTAGTAACCTCTTTAAGCTGCTTTTTTAGCTCGTCTATTTTCTCGTATAGGTCTATTTCTCGCTTTACGTCCTTTAATAGCTCCTGCGCCTGCTCTTTCGTTTCCTCTGCCTGCTGCACTGCTGCCACTTTAATAGCTCTGTGCCTCAGTTCTGGCTTTTCTGCTACTGTAAGTGTTAAGCTCTTTCCTACTATGTCTACTAAATGCTGCTGCCCGCAGTAATTGCAGGTGTTTATAACGTCGTCCTTTAGGTCTGTTAGTTCTCTGTCGCATTTTAGGCAGTTTCTAGTACCTCTGCCGTGTAAGCTGCCTGCTCGTTTTAAGCTCATTTATATATATTCCCCTTATATCTCTGCTTAAATGTCTATTACGTAGTAAAGTCTTAGCTCTAAGTCGCTAAAACTATATGCTGGCGTGTCCTCTGGTTTAAGTGGCTGCATAAGTCCTAACTGCTGCCAGTTCTTGTGGTTTATTTCTGGCTTAAATGTAAGCTTTTTAACGTCCGCAAGCGCTATGTCGTCCCCTATATCCGCCATTGCATTAAAATTGCTATATATGATATTGTCCGCGCGCTTAATTACTACGCGGCAGCTACTACTTATTACTCCTAGCTGCTCTCTTACTGTCATTTTGTCCCCATTTCCGCTGGGTATTTGCTGCCATATTCTATGTAATGCTGTAGTGCCTGCTCTGGTATGCAGTAGCACCACTTAGTAGACATTTTTACGGCGCTGCCTATAGGTAAAATGCCCTGCTGCAGCCCCAGCCTTATAAATTGCGGGCTTACGCCTAAGCGCTTAGCCGCCTCTTGTGGTGTTACGTTTGTGTTACTCATGCTTTGCGCCTGCCTCTATTCCCTGCTGCAAGTAACTTGCTGCTATTACTCCCTGCGCGAAAAGTGCTACGCTCTGCTGCTGCTGTTCTGGCAGCTGTGCCACGTCCTGCAGTAGTTCTCTAAAGCTCTTAAGCCCCTTTTCGTTTTCCTGCTGCTCTGTAGCTATAATGTTTTTAATTTCTTTCATGCTCTTATTACCTCTTTTCTATACGTCGCCGTCGTGTCCCATAATCTGCAGTAAGTGCTTACGGCTTAGCAGTAGTGCTAAGCCCATAGGCACTGTAAGTAGTAACCCCGTTGCGTCGTAGTCCATAACTGGCAGTGCAGCTATGCTTATTACCAGCATTAGTAAGCCTGCTGCCTTTTGTACTAAAAAGTACCTGCGCTCTTTCCTTACCTCTGCTATATGTTTTCTGCGCCTTTCGTTGCGCTCTGCTGTTTTTCTCATAGCGTCCGCATATCCCTGCTCATACGCCATAAACTCTATAAGCTCTCTTTCGCACTCTCCCATTGTTTATGCCCTCTCTGTCGTCTGTTCTTATGCTGTATAAAAGCGTCTAACGCAGCTGCGCTGCAGTTCAAACATTAAAGCCTCTAGGTTGTACTCTGTTACGCTGTGGTCTAGTATGTCCTCTGCTACCAGCTGCAGCATTTGTGTTGTTATGTCCTTTTCGTTGTCGTCCCAGTAGTTAACTAACTGCTGTAGCATTGTATATGCCTCGCTGTCGCCTCTTGTATAAAGCCCTTTTGCTATACATAGGTTTCTTACGTCGTCCCAGCTCATGCGTGCGCTTTCGTCTCTAAGTACGCTGCCTATTTCCCAGTAGTTGCCCATACCGTCTGTAAATGTCTGTGCGTTAGGCTGTTTGCCTTTAATGTAAATGTGTGCCATTTTTGTAGCCCTCTCTTTCGTCTGTTACTTGTATCTCTCTTTAATTTTCTCTGCCAGTTCCTCTGCGCATTTTTTACTACATACTGGCTCTTGGTGTCCTCTTTTGCCGTCTATTGCCCAACGTAAAGTAATTGGCTGCCTAGCGTATGTGCTTGGCTTTGGTCTGTACTCTGCCTTTTTTCCGCAGTTAATGCAGTCGCAGTTACCGCTACTTTTTTGTAATATTTCTGTTATTAACATATTGTCGCCTTTCGTCTGTGCTGCTTACTCGTACCCCGCATGGTTAAGTAAAGCTCTTTGTTTGTCTGTATGCTTTACATTATAAGTAGGTATACTGACATTGTCAACGCCTTTTTGTATGTTTGCTTTACTTTTTATATATTGCGTGGTATTCTGTAACTAACAAAATGGCGTAAAACTCTATGAAATGGGGCGAAAATATGAAAGATAGAATAAAGGAAATAAGAAAACACTATAATTTAAGCCAAGAGCAGTTCGGCGCTCGTATCGGTATTACCCGCGCTAGTGTTAGCCAGATAGAAAAAGGCACTAACGGCGCTAGCAACGCTACTATGCTAAATATCTGTAGGGAATTTAATATAAATAGGCAGTGGCTAGAAACTGGCAGCGGCTCTATGTTCTGCGACTTATCCCGCGCAGAAATGGCAGCTAATATGGTAGGTAATGCTATTGCCAGCGGCGACGACTTTGTACTTAGCACTTTTATTGCTTTAGGGCAGCTTACCCCGCAGCAGTGGGCTATAGTAAAAGACTTTGTAGACAAAATAAAAAGCAGCACGTAATTTGTGCTGCCTCTTTTGTGCAGTTCTGGCTTTGCTATTTCTTTAAGCCTAAAACAAACTGCAGTATTACTTTTAATAGCTTAATGTCGTGCACGCTTTCAAGTGCTGCGGCTATAAGCTCTTTAAGTTCTTGCTCTTGCATAGTTGTTACCTCACTTTCTTATAGTCGGCTACTGCCGCTGGTAATAACTATACAAAATAAATAAAGCAGCAAGCCTAGCCTGCTGCCTATATGATACTTATAAACCTTACGGCTTACTCGTACCCCGCAAGTACATTTTACCATAAGCCGTACACTAGGGTATAGGCTTATTTTTTATACCCTTTTTTAGAAAGTAGGTGTAATTATGAAACTACCCAACGGCTATGGCAGCGTGTATAAGCTCTCTGGCAAACGGCGTAACCCTTATATAGCCCGTAAAACTACTGGCTGGTCTATTGATGAAAGCACGGGCACTGCAAAGCAGCATTATGCTACTATAGGATATTACCCCACTAGGGCAGCAGCTCTGCAAGCTCTTGCAGATTATAACCAGCACCCGTACGACATACAAACAGATACAATTACTTTTACTGGCGTATATGAAAAATGGAGTGAAAGCCACTTTAAGGAAATAGTGCCCAGCGCCTGCCGTACTTGGGTTAGTGCTTATAACCATAGTGCCCCGCTGCATAATATGCGCTTTAAGGATATTAGGGCTAACCACTTAGAGCAAACTATAGAAAACGCAAACGTAGGGCAAAGCACTAAGCAGCGTATGAAAAGCTTATACAATATGCTTTATAAATATGCCCTTAAGTATGAAATATGCGACAAAGATTACGCCGCGCTGTGTGATAGTGTTAAGCGTGGCAAGCCAGAAATAGAGCGCATACCGTTTAGTGACGCAGAAATAGCGCTACTGTGGGAAAATATAAGCTTTCCGTTTGTAGACATGGTGCTTATAGGAATATATAGCGGCTTTCGCCCTCAAGAGCTAGCCATATTACGTGTAGAAAATATAGACTTGCAGCAGGGTACTATAATAGGTGGGCTTAAGACTGACGCAGGGCGCAATAGAGTTGTACCGATACACCCAGCAGTATATAGCCTAGTAGAAAGTAATTATAATAGCGCTGTGGCAGCAGGCAGCCCCACACTTTTTAACGACGAAAACGGGCAGCAGGGCACGCAGCTTACTTACGATAAATACCGCGGGCGCTTTAATAAAATATGCAAGCGTTTTAACCTTAAGCACCGCCCACACGATACACGCCACACTTTTATAACTAAAGCTAAGACTGCTGGCTGCAATGATTATATTATAAAGCTTATTGTAGGTCATGCTATAGACGACGTAACCGAAAAGACATACACGCACCGTACTATAGAGCAGCTTAAGCAGGAAATGGCAAAAGTAAAATAGTATAGCACTGCTGCCTTTGTCTGTCGTAACTTGGCAAGTTATAAACCAAAAATACCGCTTTTTAGTTCTTACGCTACGCTTTTTGCCGTTTTTCGTACACTTTATAACCAGATATGGAAATAACAAAAGGGCTAGCAGCCTGCAAGCTGTTAGCCCTCTCTTTATGTTTGCTATAAAGCACTCATATAAACCGTTAATAATTTGTTAGTTACGTCTGTTTGTTACGTGTTAGTTATTTGTTAGTTACGTACCTTTTCTTATACTGTTTCGTACTTTCTTAGCATAAGCTCTAACCCGCATAACTGCTGGCTTTTCTAAAATCTGCCAGCCTGCGCAGCCTCCTCGATTGAAACTGTAGCCCCGCATTTTATAGGCTTTCTGTATGCTTTTGTTAGTTACGTGCCACTTACGTTAACACGCTTATACTGTTTAGTACGCCTATTTGTTGTATAAGCTCTACTGCCTCTTTTACTCTCTCGTAGCTAGTATAGCAGCTGCAGTAGCCCTCTGGTCTGCCTGCCTCTATTAGCTCTCTGTATACTGGGCAGCAGTTACAGCCGTTCTGCAGCTGGCACGCTGCGTTAGCTGCTAGTATCTTTGTTGCCTCGTCGTAGCTCATTATACCATAAGCTCCCAGCCTACTACAATATAGCTTGCTGTTATCTTAGGATACTTAGACTTATTAGCAAGTACAATAGCGTTAACCGTAGTGCCATACTTTCTGGCTATTGCTCCTAAAGTGTCGCCAGCTACTACTTTGTGTGTCTTTGTAGCTGTTACTGTACTGCTTGTCGTCTGTATGTCCTTAAGGTAGCTGCCGCTCATGTATCCAATAATATTATTATAGCGGCAATGATACCAGCCGTTAGCTACTGTGCCGTCTATTTCTACCTTGTTTCCCTTTGGCACTGTAGTAAGTGTGCTGTAAGTAGTTCCTGCGCCTGCTCTCATACGTAAATTAGCAGTAGTTTTAGCAGTTCCAGTAACCTTAAAGCTGCTGCCTTGTGGCTGTTCTGTATCCTGCTGCACTGTTCCGCCTAAATACGCTTTAACCTTTGCCAAAAATGCTGCCCACTCTGCGTTATTAGCTCCCGCCATTTCTGCTGGGCACTGCTTGTGCGTTACGTCGTAGTGTCTTACTACGTACTTGTCTACGCCTGCTGCCGTTATTCCTAGCTTTTTGCATAAAGCTGCGCATAAAGCTGCTGCATTTTCCTTAGTTTTTGCACTTATTTTATAATTTCCTGCAGTACAGCACATTTCTATACCAATACTATTGGCGTTTCTGCAGCTATTGTGGTAATAAGTGCCGCTAGTTCCGCAGTGCCATGCTTTGTTATGCAGTTCTACGCTCTGGTATATTGTGCTGTCGTCTACGAAAAAGTGCGCGCTAGCTTGTCTGCCTGCTGTTTGAAAGTACTTAGCGTTATTTACTGCTAAGTCCTTAGAATTGCCAGTATAGTGCATTACTATATAACTTATGTCTCTGCTGTTTAGTTTCTCGTAGTTTTTACTGTTTGCTGGTTTGCTGGTGTCTATTGCAATACCGTTAATAACGTCGCTAATAAAACCAGCGCTAATAATTTTGCCCACTGTTTTTACCTCGCTTTCGTTCTTAGCGTACTCGTCGTAAAACTGCTGCCCGTAGCTGGCTCTTTTCTTTTGTACTGCCTCGCTTTGGTCTGCTGGTCTTTCAAACTTAAGCAGTATAACGTCGCTTGCAGCTCTTACGCTTTGTGCCGCTTGTAGTTCTCTCATTATTACGCTGTTGCTTTTAAGCTCTGTGTATAAGTACTCTAGCTGCATATTAAGGCTGCCTATGCTTGCGCCTTTTTGCTTAGCGTAATTAAGTAGGTTTTGCTTTCTGCTGTAATAAGTCCACTGTGCTAGCCCGTAGCCCGCGCTGTCGTGCACAAAGTTAGTATAGCTGCCGTTATCTACTGCAGCTGTGTACTCTGCGTCTGTGTAGCCTAGTTTCTTTTCGTAGCTGTTCTGCAGGTTATCTGGTCTTAGTCCGCTTTCTGCTTGTAAGTTTCCCATAATGCCTGCAGTGGCATACTCGTTAAAGCCTTTAGCTCTCAAAAAGTCCCATATAATACTACTATTAGCCACGCTTACGCCCCCTATTCTTTATTAACTAACTGCTGCACGTTGTTATTGCTCTCTAAAATGCGTTTCATTTCTTCCAGCGCCTCGTCTACAAGTGCGCTAAACTGCTCAAACGTAATTACTTTTGCTAGCCAGCTAAACTTAGTTAAAAATAAGTCGTAAACATATCTTAGCTTAAGCTTTCCAGTTCCGCCGCCTAGTTCTTTTTCTGCCATAGTTACTGCATAAAGCAGCCACTCTTTTACCTTTTCTAGCTGCTTTTCTGTAGGCATACCCGCAAACTTTACTACGTATACTACTATAGCTGTTGCTACTGCTACTGCTGCAATAATTAAAGCCCAGTTATTTACTAAAAATTCCATTTACGTGCCCCTCTCTAGCCTCTGCAGTCGTCTGGCTGCTCTGGCTCGTTTTTCTTTATTATCTTTGTGGCGTTCTCTACTCCTGCTTTTATTAAATATCCGCCTATTACTACTCTAAATGTTTCGTTAGTCTCAGTAATAAGCGTGCTAAGTGCCGTGGTGTCTGCTGCTAAGCTAACTGCCCAGCAGCAAGTAACCATAGCGTAAATAAAAGAGATAAAATAAAGCGCCGCCATAACCACTACTACACGCTTGCTAAATTCCCATAGCCAGCGCCCAGCATTGTTATAACGCTTTCTCATGTCTTAACCCTCTCTGCCTATATGTCTTATTGCAGCCTCTAGCTCGTTTAGTCTGTTTTCGTGCTCGTCTACGCGCTTGTGTACGCTCTTTAAGCTCTGCTCTATTACTATAAGCTGGTCGTGGTTTTGTCTGCAGTCTGCCTGCACTGTGTTTATAGTGTTTTCTATCTTTTGTAACTGCTTTTCGATATTATTAAGCGCAAGCATAAGGCTTGTTTGCTGCGCTTGTTCCTCTCTAGCGCGTCTCTCGTCTGTTTCTCTGTCTGTGGTTTCTGCTCTTTTCTGGTTTTTGCTGCCGTTTACTAAGTTAAAAATCATCATAACCAAAGAAACTACCAAAGCAGCAATACTAATATAGTTTGCTGGTGTCATACGCTACGCCCCCTCTTACTCGGTTTCGTCTACGTCTGCTACCTCTGCTGCGTTGTCTGCCTCGTATGGCTCGCCAGTGATTAGCTCGTATTCTTCTGGTGTAATTTTGCCTGCGCGTACAAAAGTAGCTACGTCTGCCTCGTCGTAAATGCCCTTGTCGTAGTATCTCTTTACAGTCTTATATAATCTACTCATTTATAAATGCCCCCTTACTCTCCAATGATATTAAGCAAAATGTCTGCTAGCGCCTCGTCTTGTGCGTCCAGCTGTTCTGTAGTGTCTGCCTGCCCTAGTAATATTTCTGCGTATGTAGCGTCTGCTGCAGCTGCCTGCTCTATAAGCTGTGCCATTTCGTTTATAGCTGCTGGCTCTTTCTCGTAGTCCTCTCTTGTAAGCTGGCACTCGTCATAGCTCCATACTTTGTGCTTGCTGCCGTCTGTGTCCTTAACTGTCTGCTGTGTAATGTTCTTTCGTAAGTAAACTGCGCTAGGGCTGCTTACTAAGTCCAGTACTACTGGTCTTTCTGTCTGTGTGCCCTGCGTTGCTTTCCAGTTCATTTCTAGCATTTTTGGCTTGCTCCTTTCCTCGCTTGCTTACTATCTTTTTAAGCTGTTTTATGTCTATCTGCTGTTTTATAAATGCCTCATACATAAAATAGCTGTTACTATTTTGTATCCAGCCCATATATGAAAGCATACTAACTGCGTCGTAATATGTAGGCTTATTCTTTTTCCCTATACGTGCAGCAGTTCTTGTAATTCTGTGCATAAGGCTTTTGCGTAGTATTGTCTTATTTCTGTAAAAACGAAAGCCCAGAAAGTCTAGCGCTCTGCCTCTTTCTTTTCCGTTTTTGTCTGTGTATACAAGTCTAAATACCTGCCAGTTATCTTTCATTTGTAGCTTAAGCTCTTTTTCTAAGTATTCTGCTATAGCTGCTCTGGCTTTGTGTAATTGCCTTTTATTTGCTCCCCATATAATCATATCGTCTAAGTATCTTACGTAATACTTTACGTGTAGCTGCTCTTTTATGTAGTGGTCTAAGCCCTCTAGCATATAGTTTGCAAACCACTGCGACGTATAATAGCCCAGCGGTATGCCCTCTCCGCCGCTGTCTATTATTTTGTCTAAAAGCTTAAGCATACTTTCGTCTTGTATCCGCTCTCTAAGCCTCTTTTTTAGTACGTCATGGTCTACACTTTCAAAGTAATGCCGTATATCCATTTGCGCGCAGTATTTTGTATTTTTATAGTCGTTTCTTATCCACTTTTCTATATGCTTTTTAGCGTAGTGTGTGCCTCTGTTCGGTACGCTCCCGCAGCAATAAGCATACATACCGCGCATAAATGCTGGCTTGCAGCTGTCTATTACTATATGGTGTATTATCTGGTCGAAAAATCTAATTTTACGTATAACTCGCGTTTTATTCCTCGTACCCTCTTTTATTACTGTTTCTTTAGGTAGTCTAGCCTCGTAACTCTCGTTTATAAGTAAATTGTATATAAGCTCTGCGTAGTTATCTATATCACTTAATATTCTTTTTACGTCTCGCCTTTGCCTCTTGCCTATTGCCGCTTGTCTTATTTCTCTTTTTATAAATTCTTTGTCTAAGCAGCCTTTATATAAACCTCTGTAGGTTTTCATACTTTCTTATTACCTAAAAGACTTTCGCATAAATGTTACTAGCCTCTCCCTTTTCGGTTTTATTTCTAGCAAGTGCTACCGATAAACGGGCGCATTATCAATAAATAATAATAAGAATGGCGCGCGCCAATGTTCGTGTTCGTATTCGACGCAGCATTGTTCAAATTCACGTAAGAAAAGCCCAGCTTAGCCGCATTGTTCCAGTTGCCGCCCACTAGCGCCACGGCGCACCCGTAAACCGTTGTATTATCTTTTCGACTGTCGATATATGCAGGTTATAACGGGGCTAGCTGCCCCGTATTCCCCGCTAGCCGCTTAAGCGGCAGGTTGTCCGCAAGAAAGGCGCGCGCCAACGCCCGTGCTCGTCCTCGACGCAGCATCGTTCAAACCCACGCAAGAAAAGCCCAGCCTAGCCGCAACGTTCCAGCAGCCGCCCACTAGCGCCACGTATGTGCCGCTGCTAGTGTTAAACCATAAGCCGTCACACTCGTAAGTAGTTTCGCTGCCGCTTGCTGTAACTGGTATTGTGCCGTAGTTGTTTGCGCAGCTAACTACGTTCTGGTAGCCGCCGCTAGTTCCGCCCATATTCTTTCCAGTATCTGTAAAACCGCTACCAGTAAAGTTATATGGTTTTGTCATTTTTACCATTACTCTTGTTGTGCTTGCTATAAGCCCTTGTATTCTGTTCCAGATATTACCCCACCAGTTTTCCATATAGAATACTTTAACTGCTGCAGTTGTGCTCTGGCTGCTAGAATATCCAAAGAAAGCAGGCTTTGCTTTAAGTGTTCCAGTCGCAATAGCTGCGCTTGCTCCGCCTACTCCGTATCCGTATACTGCCTGCGCGTTTGTATTTTTTCCCATAAGTATAAGCAGTGTTCTTATTAAGTCCCACTCGCAAAAAGCCTCAGTGCTCCATAAGTTGCCGTTAGCTGTTGCGTATGCAAGCTCGTTCTGCGCTGTTGCGTTTACTGCTGGTGTCTGTCCTGCTAGACTGCGCATTTTAGAGCTTGTTAAGCTGCCCTCAAACATACTAAGTGCGTGCCAGTCCTCTATAGTGCCGTCTGCTCTTGTGTGCATATATGCCTTGTAGTTGTCGTTAATCTTAATGTCGCATATATAGTGGTATTCATAATTGCCGCTTTCGTAGCAATAATGCCATATAGTAGGAAATACAGCCATAGCGTTGCCGTCGTAGCTTGTATTTGTAATATCACTGCTGCCGCCTGCTTTTTTCTTTGTCTGGTCGTCGTGGTCTAGCTCGTAGTCTAGTGTTCCGTTGCTTTTTACCATGTAAGGCTTAGGCATAAAGAAAGCATTTTCCCAGCCGCCGTAGTTAAATACTCCGCTTGTAAAGTTCATTGCTGCAGGTGTCTTACCTATTGCCTGCTCTAAGTACTCTACTCTGCTTGCTGGGTTGCTGTCGTTTTTGTTAATTCTAAAGCCGTAAAGCGTGTACTCTTTAGGCGTTGCAGTAGCTCTGTTTGCGTGTGTCTGCAACACTCTTAAGCCTGCTGCTCTATTTACTACGCCGTGGTCTGTATAAGGGAAAGCAGCAAAGTAATACTGCTGGTCGTTTGTAAGCCCCGTTACCTCTTTAGTGTATACGTTGCCGTCTGCAATATGGTTAGCTACTACTGTTCCGTCTTTCTCGTCTACTGGGTAGCCCGTGCTGCTCATTACAATATAAAAGCCTTTTACGCTTGCAATAAGCTGCCCGTCTATAATTGTGTCTGCTGGCTCTAAAGCAGTTATAGTTACTTTTGCGTCTCCAGCTGCTGCACTAAACTGCTGCATATTAGCTGGCGCTATGCCTACGCCCGCTGCGTCTACCTTAGCCCCTACCTCGTCAATAATATAACTTGCCTCTGCGTAACTCATGCTGTTGTGTACTCCTCTCTAATAATCTTATTAGTTGTTGCTGTCGCTGGTATAACTGTAGTTACTTTTGTATAAGTGCTGCTGCCCGCTGCAGTCGGTACTAATACCTCTGTAATTATTTTCTGTCCGCTTTCGTTAGTTCCTTTAGTTACTGTAAGTGTACCCTCGCTGTTACTTGTAACTATGCTGCCGTCTGCCATAAACTCTGTTTCTGCAGCTACCATACCGTAATAACGCTTAAATACGTCTGCTGCCTGCTGCTCTATCTCGTTTTGCAGGTGTCCTGCCGTTGTAGCGTCCAAAATATCTTTTATTGTATCTACCCATGCTACAAAAGCTGTTTGCTGTGTGCTTTCCCAGCTCGTAAAGCTCTGCTCTTGTGTCTGCGTCCAGTCCTCAATATCTGCAATGTAAGTAGCCTTAAACTCTGTTAAGTATGTCTCAAACTGGTTAAAAATGTCTGTAGTGTCTGCCTGCTCTATAAGCCCAGTTACCACGCCGCAAAGCAAAGTATTAAGCCTCTGGTCTGTTATGTTTGCCTGCGTAATTGCAGTAGCTCCCGCTGCTACGTATACGTCTGCAAGTGCCAGCTCGTACTTGTCTGCATTTCTTGTTAAATCTGGCGCTACTGGCTGCGCGCTGTAAGCTCCCTGCAGTACAGCTATATATATATTTCTTTCTGTATAGCTGCAGCGTAATACTACTCTGTCTATTCTGTTAAGCGCTCCGTCTGCGTTAGCAAGTGTAAGCGCAAGCAGGCTGTCGTTAATGTATCCAGCACCAGCTACCCAGCCAGCACCCGCGTTAGCTGCTACTTTCATTCCGCTATTTTCTACTACCTTAAGTGCGTTGCTGTTTGCGTAAAATACGCCGTTTCCAATAAACTGCGCAAAGTAGTTTCTAAAGTCCTCTGCTTTATAAACTCTGTCGCCGTCTACGCTGTTAAATGGAAAGCAATTTTGTGCCATTTTTACTACCTCACTTTCTTAATTTTATCTAACAGTGTTGGTAAGCTGTCGCCAAAAGTAACCGCTAGCGTGTGCTTTCCGTCCTGCCATGTCTCGCTTATTTCTGTTATGCGCGCGTCTATCTTAATGCCCCAGTTCTTTTCTATGGTTGTTACTATGTCCCCTACGTTAAAGTCTGTTTTGTACTGCAGGTTTTTACTTGTATTTATTGTACTTTCAAAGTTAATAGTAATGCCGTATGTTTCCAGCTGGTCGTTTGCCTCTGTAGCCATAAGCTGCACGTACTGGCTGTACGGTATCGTCTGCTGCTGTCCGCTTGCGTCTGTTGTGCTCCAGCTAATGCCGCTCATATCTACGTAAAACTCGTCGCGCTCTATGCCTGCCTTATGTTCGTTGTCTACCTCTAAGTAATAAATATTGTCGTTTTCGTCTGCTGCACTGCTGCATAAGCATACATTTTTAATATTTTCTATGCTTTCTGTGTAGTTTTGCTCTGTTACGTTGTCAAAGTCTCTACTGAAAATACAAGGCGTATTACCTGCAGTATTGCCGCTGCTCATGTCTTTACCTTTATAAAGCCAAAAGCCATAAAGTCTGTTTCTTTCGTTAACCAGTATGTCGTAACCTAACTTACCTGCTAGCGCTCTTTCGTATATAGCGTCGCCTAAGTCTGTGCCGTACTTTGTTGTATATTCTACACTGCTGCCGCCTAGTGCTGCCTGCTGCAGTATTTCAAACTGCGCAAACTTTCTAACCGTCTCTGCTGCAGTTCCCATGCACTCGTTAACTAGCTTTGTAATAATATTCTGGTTAGTATCGTTTATTATCTGCGCTGTAAAAAGCACTCGCTTAGAAAGCCATTTCTTAAGAAAGCTGCCTTGTATTTCTATTTGCTCTGTGCCGTTTTCGTCTTTTGTAATATAGCGGTATGTTATCTGCATAGCCCTGCGCCACTCTCCGCGGCTGTCGCTATACTCTGCTGCCTCTCCGTGCAGTACTACTATATTTCCTTTTACTAGCAGCTCGTTATTATTGCTTGTTACTGGCGCTAGTATTTTGCAGTCGTCAAAGCTGCCTTTATTCCAGTAGCTAGGCTGCCATATTACGCTTATAGCCTCGTCTACAATTCCTAGCGGCTGCAGTTCTGTTGTAAATACTTTAAGCTCCATATTTTATACCCCCAGATACTTAGGGCTGTAGTATATTGTTACCTCTAGCGCGTCCAGTCCAGCTGCTGCATTGTACCTAAATACGTTGTCGCCTATTTCCAGCTGCATAAATGTGCTGTCTACGTCAATGTATCTAAAATAATCTGTACTGCTGCCGCCGCTTGTAAGTATTGCGCCTTTGTTTCCATACTCAGTGTTAACCGTTACTGTGTCGCCTGCTGCCAGTGTTGCGTTTACTTGTATAAACTCTCCAGTATTGATATTCAATAAAAGCGGGTTTTGTACTGTTCCAGTAGCCTTAAATGCTACGCGCATACCCGTTTTTACGTCTCCCTCGTTGTAAACGTCTACAATTACGCTAGGCTGTCTGTATCCAAACTGCATACCCTCGCTTTGCGGTATCTCCATAGCAAACTTAAAACTGCCTACCCAGCTTGCTATATCTTTTCTTGTTTCCGTTTCGTCTCTCCAAAATGGCGACGGGCACGTAAATTGTACTGTAAACTTTTCTAGTACTTTGCCTCTTGTAAATACTGGTGCGTTATCTACTTTAACGTCTATAACCTTAATAAAGCTGCCGTAAATGTATGTTAGCGTTGCGTCTAATTCTGGGTTAAGTATTTTCTGCATAGCCCTGCGCAGCGTTAGCATACTCTCTTTGTCTGTACGGTTTATTACTCCCGTTATGTCTATGTCTCTGCTGTTTATTTTCTGGCTTATAAATGTTTCGCCGTGCTGCCCCATAGAGCTAGTACTATAAATAGTGTTTTTAATATCACTTATTCCCGTTACGTCCTTGCTTACGTTAACGTAAAAGTCGCTCATAATACTAAACTCTATGCTGCCGCCGTTGGCGTTGGTGTATATAAGCCTTTCGTAGTCTTTTGCTACTTTTGCCATGCTTTACACCGTCCTTGCTATTAGTCTAAAGTTCTTAGCCGCCTCTCTTTGCTGCTTTGCGTAGTCTGTAGTGTTTGCGTAAATGTTCTGTATTACTGTTACGCCGCCTGCCATTACTCCAGCGCCTCTGCTAGATACGTTAGCGCCTACTGTTACGTCTGGCATTACGTCAAACTCAGTCGGTATAGCGTTTTCTATTTGCTCGCTTACTTTGTCCATTTCACTTTCAAAGCCCACGCCAATACCCTGCGCCATAAACTTACCTACCTCGTCTCTAAACTTTTTCGACGGGCTGGCAATTCCTAAAGCGTCCTTTGCAGCGTCCAGCAAGCTGCTAGCAAGGTTAGATACTTTGTCTTTTAACCAGTTCCAGCCCTCGCTAATACCGTTCCATATTCCATTTACAATGTTTGTGCCTATGTTCTTAAAGCTCTCGCCTATATTGCTAAATACGTTTAGTATGCCGTCTTTAACTTTCTGCATAGCGCTTTTAGCTGCAGTAAGCACCCTGCTGCCCCAGTTCGTAACCTGCGTTACTGCTCCAATAATAGCGTTATATATCTTAGTCGGTATGTCTTTTACTCCGTTAATAACGCCGTTTACAAAGCTAGCCGCTGCCGTTACTGCCTTGTTAAGCATATTGCTTGCCCATGTAGCTACCGCAGTAAGTACGTTGCTAAATATTGTCGTAAAGTTAGTAAGCATATTGCTGCCCCACTCTACTACCTTTGGCAGTGCCTGCGCTAAGCCGTCTATAATAGCTGCTACTATCTGCGGCAAAGCCTCTACTAAAGCTGCTATTATTACTGGTATTGCCTGCATAATTGCCATAAATAATTGTATGCTGCCCTCAATAATTAGCGGTAAGCCCTCAATAAGTCCATTTACAATGGCTGTTATTATCTCTGGCAAAGCTGCTACTAAAGCGTCTATTATTACTGGTATTGCGTCTACAAGTGCCATAAATAATTGTATTGCGCCTTGTATAAGCTGCGGTATAGCTGCTATAAGTGCCTCTATAATGCTTGTTATAAGCTGCGGCAATGCTGCTATTATTACTGGTATTGCGTCTATAATTCCCTGCGCAAGTCCCATTACTAATTGTAGTGCCGCGTCAATAAGTAGCGGTATGTTTTTTATAAGCGTATTAACAAGCTGTAAAATAACCTCTACTACTGTTGGTATAAGCGTTGGCAGCGCCTCTGCTATACCTTGCGCAAGCTGTACTATAATTTCTATGCCCGCCTGCAGTATCTGCGGCAGCATTTTAAGCAACGCGTCTACCAGTTTAAGTATTACGTCTGCAGCTACCTTAAGTAACTGCGGCAAGTTTTGTAGTATTCCGTCCGCAAGCGCTGTTAAAACGTCTGGCGCTACCTCTAGTATTGCCTCTGCAAGTGTTGCTATAATGTCTACTAGCTGCGGTATCATTTCCGCTATATTGTCTATAACGCCCTGCACTCCCGCTTTTATTTGTTCCTCTGCGCCCTCATTTCCAGCTAATAAGTTGCTAAAGCCGTCCATAAGCTGTGTAAGTGACGGCAAAAGCTGGCTTACTATGCCGTTTTTTAGTCCAGTAAAAGTGCCCTGCAGTCTGGTTAAGCTGTCCTCAAACGCTGCGCTTGCTGCTACTGCGTCGCTGTTCATTACCATGCCGTAGTCTTGCGCCTCTTGCATAAGCTCTGCTATGCCCTCGCTGCCGCTATTAAGCAATGGTAAAAGCTCCGCTGCGCTCTTTCCAAAGATTTCTTGCGCCGCTGCGTTTCTTTGTGTTTCATCTTCCATACTTGCCAGTGCGTCTATACTTTCCATAAGCACTTGCTCTGTACTTTTAAGGCTGCCGTCTGTGTTCTTTAAGCTTACGCCTATGCTTTCAAAGCTTGCGCCTGCTCCGTCTGCTCCCTCTGCAGCTTTTCCCAGCTCTGTAGTAATATTCTTAATGCCTTTGCTTAAGTCGTCTACGCTGCTGCCGCTGCGTTCGCAAGCATAACTAAGCTCTTGGTAAAGGTCTGTGCTTATCTGCAGTTTTTGGCTTTCTTTGTCTATCTCGTCTCCAGCTGCTGCTACGTCGTTTGCCATATCCCATATAGCTTTACCCGCTGCCACTGCTGCAGCTGCTATAGCTGCTGTCGCTGCTGCAATAGCTGCGCCCGTAGCTTTAAGCGCGTTTCCTGCTGCCTCAAACTTGCTAGCGCCCTCTGTTGCTTTGTCGCCGCTTTCCTTTATTCCTTTTCCCGCTCCGTCTGCCTCTTTTTCTACGTTGTCTAGCTCTGTAGCGGTCTTTTTAAGCTCTCCCTCAGTTCCTACTAAAGCTGCTTTCTGGTAATTAAGCTGCTGCTCTAGCTTTTTGCTTTCCTCGCTGTTCTCCCCAGTTTCCTGCCTGCATTTTGCTAGGGCTTTTTCTGTAGCCTCTACCTTTGCTTTTTGCTCGTCGTATACTTTCTTTAAGGTTTCCTGCTTTGCTTTTAATGTTTCGACTGTTGCGCCGTTTGCCTTGTACTCTGCAGTAACAAGTTTCATTTCGCTATTAAGCGTTTTAAGGTTAGAGTTAATGCCAGCTACTGCTTTTTTATAATCTGCCTCGCCGTCGAAACTTATTTTAGTTTTTACTTGTTTTTCTACTGTATCTGCCATTATAAGCCCCCTAGTGCAATGTCTATGGGCGCTAACTGCTGCCCGTTTGCTGTCGTATTGTACCTCTGCTGCTCTCCAAACTGCTGCGGGTTATATTCCTTATGCAGTCTAAATAGCCTCATTATCTGGTATGGCGTTTTGCGCCACGCCTCTTGCTCTGGCAAACGTAACATAACTATAGCTATGTAAATTAAGCGCGCAGTATCTAGTTTGCCTGCGCGCTCGTCGTGTTTCCCTCGTCTACCTCTGCGCTGGTTTCCTCTGTTTCTGTTTCCTCGCCCCCAGTAGCTCCATAAGCAAACGCGCCAAAAATTGCGCCCTTAATGTCGTTAAGGTTTCCTACGTGTATAAGCCTGCCTACCTCTTTTTCTGTAAGCTCTGGCTCGCCCTCTGGTCTGCCCTCGTTAAGCAATAAGGTAAATAACCAGCGTATATTTTTTATCATGTCTCTACTGTCGCTAAGTACTGTGTCTAGCTTATCGTATCCGCCAAACTTGTCTTGTATCTCGTCCAGTGCGTTAAGCGAAAAAAGCATATAGTATGTTTTTCCGTTAAGCTCTATTTCGTATCTACCGTCTTTAATTGCGCTCATTCTCTTTTTACCTCTCTTTTACTATATAAGGGCGTAGCCACTGCTGCAGCTGCGCCCCCGTTTGTTAGTTCTGCTGCACTTATGCTGTAGGTGTTACAGTGTGTACTACTGCGTTAAACCATGTGCTAGCTGTATCTGCAGTAGGCAGTCCCGTAAAGTCTGCTTTCCACATATCGTTAGCTAATGCTTTCATAAATGTGCCGCTAATTTCTGGTGTCTTAAAGCTAATGCTTTCGCCCTTAGTTTCAAAGCTTTCGCTAGGAATTGCAAACTGTACTTTCTGCAGCCAGATATAGCGGTACTGTCCGTTGCCCTTTGCTGCTCTAAAGCCTACTGCTACGTAAGGTGCTACGTCGCTGCCGCTTGCCCATGTTACGCCCGCGCCGTCTGTAGACTGTCCCAGCACTTTTGCAAGTACAGTAGCGCTTAAGTCTGCTACGCCTAACTTAATTGTACCGTTTGTAAATTCCTTTACAGACTGGTTAAGCGCGTCGTCTGCGTAAAGTGTAGCCTCTGCTACGTTTACTGTAATGTCTGCACTAATTGCCTCTGCCATTTTCTCTGGTGTGCCGTAAGTCTCTACGCCGTCTGTAATAGTAATAGGCGCAAAATAAAGGTCTTTAAGTCCCGTTGTCATTTTTTACTACCTCGCTTTAACTTAATTTTTGAATTGTTATAGGCACTTTATAGTACCCCGTGTCTGTCTCGTAGTCCTCTCCGTCTATAGAGTTAATATAATACCCGTTAGCTTTAAGGGCTGTTAAAATACTCTGTAAAACTGTTTCGTAGTCGCCTTTACTAAATAGCGTCACTCTGTAAGTGTATGCTGTTAGTATTTCTTTGTCGTCTGCGTTCTGGGCAGCCTGCTGCACTACTTTTTGAAAAGTACAGTAAGTGCGCGGCTTTGTTTTGCCCGTAAATAGCAGCCTTTCTGTTGGTAAAATGGCTGCCAGTATCTCTTTTAAGCTCATGCTGCGCGCCCCTTTCTCTATGCTAGTGTACTTTCTACGTACTTATCCCATATTGCTTTAGCTTTCGCATAGCTCGTATTTTCCGCTTTCGCGTTGCCTTGCGTTAGCCACGGTCTAGCAGATAAAGAGCTTGTGCCATACTCGAAAATATAGCCTATGGTAGCATAGCGTACGTTTCCATTTTGTGCTTTTCCTTTTCTTTTGTTGCCTTTGTTAGAGTAGCCGCCGCCGTAGTCTGCTCCGTGGTCTGCTCTCCCCTCTGGTACAATTTCTATGGTTTTTGCTGTGTCCTCTGCCTTAATAGCTCCCGCTTTTATGCTTTGTATAAAGCCGCCAGTTTTACGTATCCCGTAACTAGCTGCAGCTTGTTGCTGCGCTTTTACGTATTCCTCGGCACTTACTTTTAGCATTTCGTCTACTGCTGCGTCTGCTGCCTGCTCGTGCCTCATAAATGCGGCGCTTAGTTCCTCTAAGCCCTCTGTGTTTAGTTCTGCCATAAGCTAGCCCTCGCTTTCGCTTGCCTGCTCCCTTAAGTCGCTTAGTGTTAGCTCTATTGTGTCGTCGTCTAGCTCGTAGGTCTTAAGTATGCTGTAGCGCTTGCCCTCATACTCTGCTAACTGCTGCCCGTCGTAGTCTACCTTGTGTACGTCGCACTTAAAACTAACTGTATGCCCTGCTTGCTGGCTGCTAAAAAACTCTGCATAGCCTACGTTTTTTTTATTGCAAAATACTGTTGCTGCTGTTTCTACCAGCTCGTTAGGAAAGCCGTTAGCGTTAATGCGTTCTGCTGGCTCTGCCTGCGCTATTAGCGTTATCTGGTCTGCCCATATTGCCATAAGCTAGCCCTCGCTTTCTGTTTGTGCTGGCGTTACTGGCGTATTATAGTCTACGTCAAGCGCTAAGCTCATTTTCTGCAGGTCGTAAGACTGTCTGTACTGCTCCGCTTTGCCGTTAAAGTTAAACTCACTGCGGCAAAACAGTGTAACGGCTCTTATAATTAAGCCGTCTGTCTGGTCTAAGTTCTGTACGCCCTGCGCCTTTAAGTCTAGCAAGCAGGCTGTAATACTGTTTGTTATCTCCGCTGTAATAGCCTCGCTGGTGTTAGATATTCGCAGCGCATTTCTTATTAGCCCTATAAGGCTTGTTTCTATTGTCATTGCTGCGCCTTTCTAGCATTATAGGCGGGTAGCTATTGCCGCCCGCCGTTTGCATTTTTATTAAATCTCTACCAGTTTAAGGCTTTCAAGCTGTGCAGCTCTTGCCTTGTCTACTGTGAAAGTGTCGCCAGCGTGCTTAATTGTCTTAAGCTGCAGGTCGTAATAGTTCTGTATAACAGTTACCTTAACGCCTGCTGCCTTTGTTTCTTTCTTAGCCTCTGCCTGCTGCTCCATTTTAGCTTTATTAGCTGCCATGTCTTTTACCGCCTTTCTGGTTTATCTAGTTACACTGACGCAATTTTCTTAAGGTGTACAAGTCCGTTAGCGTCTACTACCTTACCGTCTACAAGCATAATGCCCTTAGTTACAAGGTCGTCTGTTGCGTTGTCCTCGTATTTCTTAATGCCGATAGCGTAGTTAGTGTTAAGCAAGTAGTTTGCAAAGTCGAAAATAGCAGCAAACTTAGTGTTTGCGTCGATAGTTGCAAAGTTTCCTAAGTGCTCAGTAGTTACTACCTCTCTACCTAACAAGAAACGCTCTGGCTTTCCGCCAATACCGTAGTTAATACGTGCAATAGGCTGCCCGTTGTTGTCTACCATGCCTACAAAGCCCATGAAAGTCTTTTTAGACATTACCCACTTAGCGTTAGCCTCGTATGCCTCTGGTACTGCTGCCTCTGCGTTGCAAAGTGCTGCGTAGTTAAGTGCTGCTACCTCTACTGTCTCTACTGGAGTAGTTGCCATAATACCAGTAGGCTTGCCGCTGCCGTCTCCTACAATAATTGCATTTTCAAGCTTTTTAGTCATAGCCTCTACAATGTTGTTAACAAGTAACTTTTCAAAAGCTGCAATACTCATTGTATCAACCTCAAGTGATACAGATACAGCACAACGTAACTTATGGTATGCAAAAGTAAGGTTGTCGCCAGCTGTGTACTGCTGTGTGTCGCTACCTGCGCCCTCGTTTACCCATGTAGCAGTAGGCTTAGCTGCCTCTACTGGAATAGTTACACCGCCCTTGTATGCAGTCTTTGTTACAAGGTTAAGGATATTGCCCACGCTTTCAAGCTTAGATACAATCTGGTCAATAACTACTGTAGGCAATGCTGCGCCAATTTCGTTAGTAGTTGTGCTTGCATTTGCTCTAAGTTCCATAGGAATTGCAGTACCTCTAGTTACGTACTCCATAAATGCCTTACGGTATGCCATAGAGTTAAGCGCGTCGTCGTCTCCCTCTGCTCCGTCTGCTGCTGCAAAAGTTCTTACTACCTTTGCTGGCTGTGCTCCGCTTGCAAGTCCTGCAAGTGCTGCGTTTCTCTTTTCTGCTGCCTCTACAAGCTGCTTTCTTTCCTCTGTTAACTTTTCTGCCTCGTCTACAAGTGCGTTAGACTGCTCTACTGTAAGCTCTGTGCCTCTTGTTTCAAGTTCTGTTTTGATTTCGGCAATTCTTGCCTCGATTTCCTTTAATCTCATTGTCTTTTTTACCTCGTTTTTTTGTTATTAAATGCCTAAAGTGTCTATCTTAAGTTTAGCTATACGTTTTGCCAGCTGCTCCCGCTGTTCTAGTTCCCGTCTCCCGTTAACATAGTTACGTGCTGCTATATTTGTATCGTCGTTTGCTGGTATAGATACCGCGCTAACGTCGTATACTTTCTTAACCTCTAAAATTGTACGTGTACGTGTTTTCTGGTCGTACGCGTCCTTTGTTACTACAAAAGCCCAGCTCATTTTAGTTATCATGCCTGCGGCTATGTCCTCATATAGCCCGCGTGCTAGTTCCGTTTTGCTTAAGTCTGCAGTAACTTTAAGCCCGTTGTCGTCCATTTCTAGCTTAAGTGTGTCGTTAGACTGTCTAGCATACACCCTGCCGCAATGGTCGTACTGCATTATAACGTCGCTTACGTCTGCATTGTCTAGGGCGTGGCGGTCTATTTCCTCGTAGTACTGTGTGCCGTCTACGTCCTCAAACATAAGATATGGTGCGTTAAATGTTGTGGCGTAGCCCTCTACCATGTAGCTTGGCTCGTCCTGCTTTTCCTCTTTTTTCCTGCAGCAAAGTGGCTGCGCTAAGTTTCTGTACTCTCGTTCTTTTACTACTGGCATTTACTCTACCCCCTCGTCGTCGTTCTCGTTTCCGTCCAGTGGTACTTTTTCGTCTGGCTCGTTATCCAGCTCGCTAACCTCTGTATACTCTTTACGTATATAGTACTTGTCGCCGTCCTCTACGTGCGCCATGTTCCATATATCCATAACCATATTACGTGTTATTAGTCCTCTATCAAAAAGCGCCGTACTTACGCTAAGCTTTGTAGCGTTGCTTGCGTACTGCAGCCTATTTGCTGTAAAGGTTATCATATTGCCGCATGCTAGCTCTCTGTCGCTAAATGTCATATTAGATATTACTAAGCTAAGCTGCAGTGCAAACGGCTCTATTTTACCCTCATAGAAAGCGCCCCACTGTTCCTCGTTAAACTTGTTTTGCAATATTTCAATGCTTACGCCAAAGTGGTTGCATACGTTCTCTTGTATCTGCTGCATTTGCATAGCGTTTGGCGTGTATGGTTTACTTTCTACTTGCTTTAGATCTGCAAACTTGCTGTCGTAAATAATCATACCGCTAGTATTTTCGCTGCTTAAGTTATCTGCAGTAAAGCGCTCGCGCTCTTTCTTTATGTCCTCTGGCTTAAGCATATTAGCTACTTTTGCCATAAAACGTATATTAGCGCTATTCTTAACGGCGTTTACTATTCCCTCGTTGCTTGTCTGTATAAGCTGCATTGTAGGGCGTAGCGTGCTGTTGTCCTCTCCGTATAAGTCGCTTTTGTACTGGTGGCTTGTCATTATTCCCACGCGGTCAAACTCTATAGCGCCTCTTTCTCCGTTTCCAAACGTATAGCGTAAATATAGCTGCCCGTCTGCTGCTTGTATTAGTTCGCAGTGCTGTGGCAATAGTGGAAAATATCCAATAAGCTGCCCGTACGCGTCCTCTACTGGCGCTATAAATACTGTGTGCTCGCACTCCAGTATAGTTGCTATTCTTGCTAGAAACTTTGTAGTATCCATAAAGCCGTTAGGCTTAAACTGTAGCACGCGCTCTAGTCTGCGCATTGCGCTGCCGCTCATTTCTGGCTTAAGCTTGCTGCAGTGTGTAGCTATGCAGTTAATTGCTTGGCGTGTAAGCTCCATTTCGTATACGCCGCCGTCGTAGTTAGTAAATACTGGCGTATATCCGTTTAGCATTTTGAAATACTCGCCCGTAGCCTCTCTTTGCTGTTTGGTTTTGAAAATATAATCAAAAAGCCCCACTGTGTTTACCTCTCTTTAGTTATTCTTAAGCAGCTCGCCTATTTCGTTGTACCATTTCTGCCGTACTGTCATTGCGTCTATTACGCTTACAAAGCCGTCTATATGTGCTCGCTGGTCTATCTTTACTGGTCTAAATTTTCGCGTTTCCATATTCTGCTTAAGTGCTACGTTTAGAAAATGGCTTTTAAGCAAGTTGTTATTAACTATCTTAAAATTGCCGTCTTTTATAATTCCCTCAAACTCTCGTATAACTGGTGTTAAGTTTTCCCCTTGAAATACGTCGTCTGTGTGAAAGCCTGCGCCCTCTAGCTGGTCTATTAAGTACTTTGCGCTGTATCTGTCGTAGCCAATTTGCAATATATAAAGCTCGTACTCTGTAACAAGCTTTACGTACCACTCGTAAACGTCGTTATAGTCTACGTAATTGTCGCCAGATACTGTAAGCACTCCCTTTTTAACGAAAATATCATATGGCACGCCGTCTGCTGCCTGCAGCGTTTCTATTCTGTTTCGCGGCATAAAGAATTGTGTAAAAGCATATATTATGCCGCAGCGCTCAATAATTACGCTTGCTGCTGTTAAGTCTGTTGTCTGGCTTAAGTCTATGCCGCCTACTGCGTAGCAGCCCCTAAAGTCGTCTAGCTTTAAGTCTACGCTTGCTGCGTCTACTACTGTGTAGTCTAACCACGCTACGCTACTGTTTTGCTTAATATTGCAGTACTTAGTTAAAAACTCTGCCCTTTTGCTTAGGCTTGTTTCTGCTACTGCTATTTCATCAACAAAAAAGCTAGGCTGTACGCTTATTCCCATGTTGGGGTTAGCTTTCTTTAGTTCCTCTATGTCGTCCCACTTTGTCGCGTCGTCTACTTGGTAAATTAACGGCAGTAACCTGCGCTCTTTACTATTTCCCTTAAGAAAGCTAGTTGCACGTTTCATAAGCTCGTCGTAAATACTGTCATTTATGTATCCAGCAGTACTTATGCTAAAAATTATAGGCTGCTTACGTGCTCCTAAAGCACTTTTCATTACCTCGTATTGTTTAAGCCCGCCGTCTCCGCTCCACGCTGCCAGCTCGTCGCATACTACTAACTGCGGGTTAAAGCCGTCGCTCTTTTTTGCATTAAACGCTATAGGCTTAATTACTGTGTTATTGTCTGCTATGTAAATGTCGCTGCGCCTTTTCTTTGCCAGTTCTTCTAGTTCTGGCTCTGCTTGTATCATT